CAAAACGGGCAAACTCGGTGTCGGCGCCTTCACCAATTTTATGTGTAAACGTGAGGGATCTCGGTACAGTAGAATCCGCGACATTTCTAATAATATTTCGCGATGGCGATGACGCCGTCGTTAAGAATTCAAGACCCGACAATTTAAATGTACCACCACCCGCAAATTCAATATCACCATTTACTTTAAGTTTTGTATTGTCACCAACCACAGATGAATCGGTGCCACCAATAACTACAATCCCACTCGGGGCAATGGACATCGCAATATTGGTATTTACTACATCATCTGGATCGATGTACACACCCGACGATGTATAGGTCTTAAAAAGGTGTTGTGGGGCCAAATAGTAAATTCGGTCGGGCCCTTCCGATGCATCACCACCGCCATCATTACCTTTAAAAATAAGCATCTCAGATTTGTTAAAAGATGCGTCGTATATCCGTTCTCGTATGAATGTATTGCCAAAAGTGTCATTTGCAGTTCCATTAAATGTAAGTTGCTGTCCAATCACAACATTGCCAGCGACTTCAAGGGCACCACGAGGTACATCTGTACCTATGCCAACATTCCGAGAAGTTCCATCAATGAATAGTCCTACATCCTGAGATGCGCTCACTTTATCTACATTTCGTGTAATTCTAAAATCACGAGTGCCACTGATACCAACCGACCACCCACGTGGGTTAGAATCATCCTCTGTTTGAATGTATGATGTGAAGGCGTTACCCGCGAGTACATCAGTTTGGGCAGCCATAATTGCGTCTCCCGCGGTCCCCGGTGTGAGTGCGTGATTGTGTACCATGAGACTATTTTGTCTGGCATTTCCAATCCCAGAACTCACCACTTCCAGGTAGGCTTCGGGTTGTGTTGATCCGATACCAACTCTACCATCACTTCGTAAAGTGAGGATATCAATTTCATCGCTATAGTCATCATCTGCGAGATAGATATCAAATCGTGTTCTGGATGCCCCAGATTCCGCGTTGTGTTTTCCAAGTTTAAATGTAGCCCTCGCACCATAACTACTCTCAGGTCCCTCGCGACACAGATGCATGACCGCGGCGTCATCGTCCACACTGTCAATCACGTCGTTATTTGTTACGACGAGGGGTGTCCCCAAATGGTTAAAAGTATTTCTATTCACAACCTGATTGTTTATGAACACCGTACCACCAGAAGTATGAAGTCGTCCCTCGGGTGCGGCCACACCTATACCCACATTACTCGTCTCAAGGATAGTCATCTTTGGTGTACCCATAGTGGGTGTGGTACTCGCATAAAAGTTGAGACCCTTCCCCGTACCCACAATGTTCTCAACCCGATTTTCCCCATTTGTAACACTCGTATATGTGCGCATAGCAATGTTCCCTGTAGATCCCCAAATGTTACCAGTGACAATGGCATTACTTCCAATCACATAGACATTACCAGCGACTGTAAGTCTTTCTGTGGGGTTGGTGTTTGCGATACCAACAAAACCATTTGATGTAATTCGCACCCTCTCGGTATTCTTTGTTTTGAATCTTATATTTTGATGTGTATTTGATGTACTCGCGCCGTATATTTCTATGGAGCTTACATTTGACGCAGTTGGACCGGATTTAAGTATGAGTACATTTGATGTACTGTCACCACCGAATCTGTCTGCGTGGATAACTAAGTTTGAACTTGAAAAGACCATCTCAGTTGTAAGATTTGTAGTTGCTGTATTTCCTAAAACTCGTAGGGTATTCACGGCGGTTGTATTCGCAAATATTTTTGCTCCGATAGCCAATGTATCTGTGGGAATCAAGTTTGAAATACCAGATGGAGCCGTACCCGTAGTGCGCAACGCACTCATTTGAACATTACCACTTATGCTCACAGGAGTCGCAGCTGTTGCGTCTAATACAAGGAGGTTACCCGCACGTAGACCCGTTGATCCAAGTATGAGACCCTTGGCGTACACATTACCATTCGCATACACAACATTTGAATGTGTGTCATCTATAAAGACATTTGAACCTACACAGAGATCGTGTGTTGGAAAGGTGTTTGCGGCACCAATATTGTTTGATGTATAGATGTCGCCATACACGTGAACATTTACAACCTTCGTATCATCCACATTAATTGTGGCGGCGTTATATCCTCCATACGCATCCGTTTGAAAAAAGGCCATCTCCCGACCTCTATCACCTGTGACAAAACCAAGGGCTACGTTTGAATATCCAGCACCAGGTGTCATCACAATCGCGGTTTCTCGCCCTAATACATCATTCCCAAAACCCGAATGAATGACTACATTAGCGACCCTCAAGTCTTGTGTGGCTATATAAGTCGCAGTTTCAGTGACTGTAATATTACCTGTCACCGAGATGTTACCCACAAGGTTATAGTACCCTTCTTGGTACAGATTACCCTTTAACATCATGACGTTGGATCCTTCCCCAAATATACCAACATTACTCCCAACGCTCACATTTGATGTTTTAATCCCACCCACGACTGTGACAACATTTGAACTCGTCTCCTTTATTGAGAGATTTGCTCCAGATGTGGTAAGTCTATCTGATACAATGACATTAGTCGCAACTAAGTTACCACTGACTGTCATGAGATCACGACCCGTCAAGTCAATGGCCACTTTTATAGTCTCACCAGTATTAACCTGAAAAGCCTTCGTTGGGTTGGTTGTCCCAATGGCAAATTGATCTGTGATAAAGAAACGCTCCGCCTTACCACGCCCCTTGAGGTCAAGCACGATTGTATCCGTCTCATCTACAAAAAACTTGTTCCCCACCGATAAAGACTTTGTTGGTACCGTATTCGCTATACCAAGGCGCCCTTTTGTACCCAAGTCATCAACAAGCAGAAGTTCATTCGCTTCAACTTCTTTCGTCAAAATACTCTTGACACCCGTAAGAGTTTCTTGTTCAACGGGTTCTGCGTCAAGATTTGCCACATAAATCTGTTCGAATCTTGCGGTTCTTCCCATTTATACATTAGTTGCCGAATAAAATTCCAGCCAAACCATCCTTGATCCTGAGTACATTATAGTTTAGGGCGAATACACTGATGTCATCTTGATTCCCTCTAAAGTTACCCTTTTCAACACCACGAAGTATCAGTTTTGCGTTATCAAGTCTACTGAAATTACACGTTCCTGATGGATTGTAGTCTGATGCGTTTAGTCCAAAGTGATACACAAAGTATCGTGTATACATAAGATCCTCAGAGTCTACACGGAAATCTGTCTTACCATATTTTGATTTATAATAGTTTTGAACCGTGTGGAAATATGTAGGACTCATATTTTCGAGGAGGGGTGTTCCATTTATATGGATGTCCGCATTTCTGAATGTAAAACGATCATTTGTTGGATCAAGATTTGTAGCGGAATATCCAAAAAATATAGACTTCACCGGGTGGTTAAAAGTTCCTATGTCCAAATCATTGTATCCACCACTTTCGATTGTATTGTCAACAACATTTGAGAGTGGAAATTCAACCCTTTGAGTTTGTGTAATAATCAGATCCATCTGTCTCTTGACGAGGGATTCTCTCTCCTCCTTGTCCAAGTATATATAGTTTCCATACACATTGATTCTCTTTTGTGATGCCCCATATCCCACGAGACTTGTCTCGTCAAAATTGACCCTCACTTCAACCTGATGATGTGCCAGGGAAACAAGAGGTAAAAATGCTCCGTGATCACAAAAGAAAAAATGAAGTGGTTGGAAGTTACGATTTGAAATACTTGTCTTATTTGTAAGTTCTTCCTGTTTTGCCCAACTGTCTGCTAAATAGTTTGGCCAGATATCAGCATAATAGTCGTAGTGTTGGGAATCTATCTTCTGACCCCCTATATAAAGATCAATCGTTGAGTTGTATAATAGGTTCGATGAGACATTTGAGTTTTTATCAAGCCCCTCAAACCAAAGACAATTTATGAGATCACCCAAAACTGGGACAGTAAAAACTGGATCTCTGTCAGTGATAGTCTTAATAAGTTTTGGGGCTTGGGAAAAGTTTGTATGTCTCGTAAACTTCATACGGAAGAATGAGTGACCCTCTTCACTATTTATATACATATCTTGAGCACCCTTGGAGACAAGTTGAATTAATGCACCAGACATTTAATTTATGATCAGATTATAAAAATAGACACTTTCCCTGAGGGAAGTCATCTTTCTTTTCTTCTTCGGTAACCTTACCGTGGATCTTGAAACCACCCTGGCGGTACACCTTCATTCGCTTGTAGTACATAGCTGTAAAGAGAGACCAGGGATCGTGGATATCGTAGATGTGTGGATTGTTCTTCTTCCCCTTGGTCTCCCTCATAATACGACCTATGCTTTGAGTTATATCTGACTTGGGTGACGCCAATATGACTGTATCAAGAGTTGGTATATCGAGGCCTTCGTGGGCTTGTGAAAAGGTTGCGAAGATGATCTTCTTTTGGGAAGACGCCTGGAGATCTGCCTCCTTCATACCACCCATATAGAGTCCAGAGGTCTTGGGAAAGCATTGGTGAAGCATCTCACAATGCCATCTACGATCACTGAGAACAAGGAGTTGCCGTGTCCCCGCTGAAGCTTTCTTGACAAGTTCGACCAACATCTGATTTCTCTTTCTATCTTCAACTATCTCCGTAATCATATTGGGCATTGAGATTTTACCATTTCTCATTGAGGGTGGTGGGTTTCGGTAATTGAATGATTCATATGTCACTGTGAATACCTCAACCTGTTCCTGGTTTTTTCTCTCCACCGCGAAAAAGGTGGGCCCCATAAACCAATGAAGGACTTTGGTGAGACCATCTTTTCTTTCAGGTGTTGCGGAGAGACCAAAGATATGCTTGGGGCACATCTTGAAGAGGGATTGACTGAATACCTTTGCGCATATGTGATGGGCTTCATCTACAATGAGTGTCCCAATAGAATCAAAGTCACTGAATGAATACTCTTTGAGGGAGAGTGATTGAAGCATCGCAATGACAAAGTCACACTCCACCTCTTTTGTATTCTGTTGAACAATACCAATCGTAGCGCCTGGACAAAACTGTTGTATTCTCTCCCTCCACTGATCTGCCAAGAACTGTTTATGGACAACAATCATTGTACGATACCCCAACTTACACGCTATCGCCAAGGATACGGTGGTCTTCCCGTAGCCACACGGGAGACTAAGTACCCCGTGACCTGCCTTAAGAGCTGCTGATAATGCTTCATTCTGGTGTGTTGTGTCTCGTAGTTGCCCAACAAACTTGACTTTCGTTCGGACTGGCTCGGGGCGTCTGTCCTCTTTAGGTTGTCCAACCCGATCAACTCCGTAGAATCTTGGAACGCACACTCCATTCTTAGCTGCTCTAAAAACCTTGAAAGGCGGTGGGGGAAATCCATAGTCTCCATTCACGATAGGTCTTACTGTGAGCTCCTTTTTAATTTCCGTGAT